CTAGCATGGTGTCCATTCAAACGCAAACGGTCCCGTTCCAACGTAGCTTGTATAAAACGCTAGCTTGACTCCCAACGTGTGGCCGTCGCATTGCCGATAGGTGCATCCAGCTGGATCCAATGCATTGGGTGGAGCGCTGCCAGATACCGTTACTGCGTCTAGCGTGTATTCAATGCTGCAGTACACGCCGAAAACGCTTTCCTCTGCCACAGCTCGCACAAGCCACTTTTCATAGATCGAGCAGTCTCGATCTGCCTCCCCGGTTTTGCTGTAGGATTGCTCGCGCGTAAATTCAACGATGCCAAGGTCCTGCCCATCTGGATCCGTGCAAACGCTGATTGCTCCGACTGGACCGGAGACGGTATCGGTTCCACCGCCGGACCATCCGCCACAGCTCGTGGAATAGATATCGGTGCCGCTCGCAAACTCGATCGATCCGCAACAGTCGCAGCCGCCACACTTGGCTAGATGCCGAGGTCCTGTAGTTGTCCTCGCCAAATGTCCACCGATAGTTTGCAAGTGCCCCATCAACATTGGAAGCCCGGCACGCCAGTGTAGCGGATAGAAATGCATTACGAACAATCCTCAGCTGTATCGATGTTGGTCCAGTTGGTGCCGTCGTCCTTGGTGTATTCCAGGTCGGGATCGTCCCAACGTACTTGGGTGACGTATGGGCCAATCGCATAGTAGTTTGCACCTGACTTGATGCAAATTCCACGTTGCCCAATTGCGAGCCCATCGAATAGGCCAAGAGTCCCGCCCACAACTGCGCCTGTTTCAATTTCTTCTGAATCGGAAATGGAGCGAATTGTAGCTGTGCCGTAGCCACTGCTCATGGCAGCGGTGAGTGTGAATAGGTAGTGCGTGTCGCCACCACCGCCAGCAGCTCCCAGCAGGACGGGCAAAAGCTTTTCGACCGTGGTGCTCGGGGCTGCGAGCAGCTGCACAGAGCCCGAGCCAGGTGCTAGGCGCTTGTTGGCTGCTTCCGGAGCCGCGGTGAGATCGGATGTCGATGCAGCTGGGCCCACCAGTGCATAAGCCAACCCGTAGATCCAAGCACGGCCGCAGCGTTTGTTGGTGGCATCGTGTGCGATAGGCTCGGTCACAATTGCTGCTGGCTTATCGGGATCGGCAGCCTTTCCGGAGAAGATCAAATCGACAGAACCATTTGTCTCGAGTGCAAACAACGGATCATCGAGGGAGATGCATTGAAAAGCCTGCAGGTCCGCTCCGGTGTCGTTTTGCACCAACACCGTGGGAACGTAGAATCCAGCCCGTGGCGGTGGACGGTGCCCCACGCCACCGTTGATCGCATCTGCGATGTTGTTCCAATCCGTCGCGGGGATGGAGCGATCACCCGGCTTGCGTTTTGAAATTTGGGGCACTAGATAATCCCAAAACTTGAGAAAGCTGTCCGGCCGTAGATGCGTTCAACATAGGCCGCCAGGGGACGGCGAATCTTTTTCTTGGCAGTGGCGTCCGCTTCCTCTTCGTAGGCCACCCGCAGATAATCGTGGCCACCTTTGGCGACGCCTGTAATGTCGGCGATCGTCAGCCCGGTAACATCCGCAGAGGCTGCGTAGGAGTAGCTAATCGTGGTCGGTACGTTGGGGATTATTTCACCACTCGCACCCAAGAACAGCAGCTCGCCCGCTCCGTACGTGTCCCAGGTCGCGGAGTTAGTCATACCAACCAGCCCGGCCAATGCTTTTACATACGCGTTGTTGATCACGTTGCTGGGCCACTTGTAGCTGTAGCTCAGTTTGAGTGCGGGGACCGTTTTATCGACTCCCTCGGGATCACCATCCTTGATGCCAATCAAACTGCGGAAGTTGGGAGCAGTGCGACCAGGTCGCACGAACGATGCGGTATCGAGGGAAGTGAAAACGCGAACGGTACCGCCAGTGCTGTCGAACGATCTGCGGAGGGTCGATTCTGGCAAGCGAGCCGAGTAGTCGACGTTGACGATCAGCCGCAGGTTTTCCTCTTCTTCGCGCCAAGTGAACTTGGTTCGATCGAGTCCGTCAAACGTCGCAGGCGTTTCCGAGACCACGGCAGCACGCACAGCGGCCATGGAATCCGCTGCACCTTTTTTCAAGTCGAAAACTAACGTGGCAGAGGCTTCGTCGGCTCCTTCGGAACCGCTCATTCCTGCAATCTCTCGGACTAGGATGGCCATGGTTTATTCTGGGTTAGAGCTTTTCGGCGATGGTGCCAAACTTGGTGGACAACTCGCCCAAGAACTTTTTTTGATCTTCTAGCTGACGAGCCTTGGACGACATTTCCAGCCAGTAAGCATTGGCTATTTTCTTCTGTTCCTCAATGGAATTCGTCTGGCTTAGCACTTCTTCCCGCAAGGCTGCGTTGTCAGTTTCTGCCTTGGCGATGCGTCTGCGTAACTGCATCACTTCTTCACTGCGAGTGCCTAGGGTTTTAGTCAATTCTTTGATTTCACGTTCTAGTTTCTGCCGTTCATCGAAGTGACTTGCGATCGCATCGCTATGGGCATTGCGACACCTGGCGAGTTTGTTAAAAGTGTCTTGCTGCCAAACGCACGCACCGATCCCGAATCCAATGACAACGAGCAATGCTGCGATAATGCAAATGACCATAGGTGTCCGACTCCATTAAGTGAAAAGGGCTCCGCCCCGGTTGTTTTGGATCAGCTGCACAATCTTCTTTGTATTCTTGGCGGTCTGCTCTGCAGGTCGCGTGTCGAAACCGAGTGCCTGAGCTGCAGCGGCCGCCGAGAACGTCCCGGAGCTGGTGATCTTGGCGAGCTGTCCACCACCGACGCCAGCTTGCCTGCGCAGAGCTGCATTGGTTGGGCCGTTCCCTTGCGTACCCGCTTGGGCTTGCTTCTGTGAATCTGCAATCGCTTTCTCCAGATCATTGCGGGCCTTGGCAGCGACGTTCTCAATTGTTGGAGCTCCGGCGCCAGCGTAGGCCGTTGCAGCTTGCCTTTCAAGATTGGCAATTTCAGCCCGCAATTGTGCTTGCCGTGCTTGATTGCGGTTGTTGACGCCTTGCTCCGATTGAACACGTCCGGTTACGCGGCGATTCAGGTCACTGTCGATTCGGGCTTGACCTTCTCGCTGCGAGCGTCCGATCGCAGCTCGCTCTTTGTCGCTAGCTGCTTTGCGAGCGGCGGTTCTGGCTGCAAAATCACTGGTGTATTTGTCAGCCAAGTTCGAGTGCATTTTGCTCCCAGTCATCCATGCATCAATCCGTGCTGCAGTTGAGGCAAAGGATGTCCACAGCTGATCAAGTCGATCAATAATCGATGTGAAGACGTCAGTAATGATGAACACCGATGCGCGAATTGCTGTGGCAAGTGCATTCCAAGTACTTCGCAACCCGTAGATAGTGAAATCCCAAATGGTACCGATGCCCGTCATGGCACCAGCCCAGACGTTGGTAATCGCTCCCCAACCGTGGGCAACTGCCAACTTGAGTTTAGTCATAGCGATCGCACCAGCCAGATCCCACCGCCCGGCCAGGATCGATTGACCAATTGATGCGAATGCCCCAGTGATGTAGGTGCGTACGTTGTCCACGCCAGGAATCCACGCCTGAAAGAATCCTAATGCAGCATCAATGGCCCCACCCAGCTCGGCCACGCCCTGCCAGGCTGCAGCCACAAACCCTAGCCATGCGATACCCGCAGCGTTGCCCAGGTTCCCTCCCTGCAATTCGGCCACAATTGCACCGAACGTTTCACTGAAGATCTCCCACACGTGGCCTATCCCGTCTATGAGTGGGCGGAAGTACTCGGCCACCGAGGAGAATGCTGCAGCGAGTTGGGAACGAAACTGGTAGGCTGCGATGCCAAGGCCAATGAGCACGGCAACAGCCAGGCCAAGTGGCGAGAAGACGAAGCCAATAATCGACGCTAGAAAACTGATCGCCGTTGCCAGACCGCCAACGGCGAACGAGGCTGCCAGGAACGAAAAGCCAACGGTGGTCAGCACGATACCAACTGCAGCAATGCCGCCTGCTATCAACCCGATCGTTTTGAAAAGCGTTTGATTGCCATCGATAAACGCTGCAATCACACGCATCGACGTGGCACCGAACGCCAGCACCGATTGTGTGGGACCTTTGAACGCTTCCCCCAGTGCAACGTGAATCGCTTCGAACGCAGAGGTGAAGCCAAGCCAACGGCCCATGACCGAGTCTTGCATCTTGGAAGCCATCGAATCTGCCGCTCCGGTCGCGTTGTACAACTTGCCAGTCAGCTCTTCGAGAGCTGAAGCATTGTCCGAAAGAATGATCGCAGATTTTGAGTGCAATCCAAACAGCTCCTCGAACGTCTGCAGTTTCTTGAGCTGAGTCATTCTGGAAGTGGCTTTTTGCAAGTCTCCCATCAGCGCCGTGAGTGGGCGAATATTCCCGGCAGAGTCCGCCAGAGATACTCCCATGGAACGCAGCATGGCCAATGCGTCGGGCTGCACCAATCGCTTGAAAATGCCTTGCACTCCCGTTCCCGCGATGGATGCCTTGAGTCCAGAGTTGCCAAGTACTCCGAGGGCGGCCGAAACGTCTTCAACGGTTTGACCAGCTGCTTTGCCCTGAGCTGCAGCATAGGTAAAAGCCTCGCCCATTTGCTCGATCGACGTGTTCGAGCTGGTCGCAGTTTTAGCCATCACATCGGCAACCCGTCCGGTATCCTCGGCAGTCAGTCCGAACGCCGTCGTGGCGTCGGAGACGATATCCGCGGCACGTCCAAGATCGAGCATCCCGGCAGCCGCCACATTCAGCACTGGACCAATACCAGCGAGAACTTGTTGGGTGTTGAATCCAGCCATCCCGAGGAAAACCATTCCCTCGGCAGCCTGCGTGGCACTGAACTGCGTTGTGGCTCCCAGGCGTTTTGCCTCGGCACGGAGTTTCGCTAGTTCGTCCGTGGTGCCATTGGTAATTGCCGAGACGCGAGCCATGGCAGCATCGAACCCGCCAAACACCTGCATGACGCGGACCAGTGGACCGCCTGCAGCTGCTCCGAGTGCCAGGCCTGCAGTCGCGAAGCTACGTCCGAACTTGGCGAAGTTGCGTTCGGTTTTCTTGAGCCCGGCCGAAACTTGATCTCTCAAGCGAATTAGTACGTGAGCTCTACCCGCCTCGATGTCTTTGGCTGCCATGGTCGGTTCCTAAAATGCGGAGGCACTCCACACTCGATCGACAGTCCCTGCGGCGATCTCTTTGTCGAGTGCTGGGCCCATGAACGGGTGAGGCTTGTAGCGAGCAGTGACCGATCGCTGGTGAGGGGCTTGGGAATAGTTGCCGGTGTACCAAACGGAATTGTCAAAGGAGTATTTGGGAACTCGTGCCGTGCCACCTTTGGTCAACAGCTCAGGAATTGTTTTGGCGGCGCTCCCCTGGGGTTTATTGCCGTTGAGTGCTAATGGTCCGATCAAGACGGACGCATCGTCGGCACCGAGTCCAAACTGGATATTCCGCAGCGTCGCCACGGAATCACGCGAGTGAACGTGAGGCGGTCGTCCGCTCGCTGCGGAACTGCGCCCGGAGCGTCCCCGCGTGAATCGACCATTCTGCTTATTGCGGCCGGGCTCTTGAATCCGAGTGCGTCTGCCACGCCGGAGAATGTCAGTCCGTGCCCGTTGACGGACATAGGCCCCCATGCGTCCCAACCTGCGGACGTTCTCACGGCCAATCTGTTCAATCACCGTTTGCCGGTCGAAGAATCGATCTTTGATTTGCGAGGTGACTGTCAACATGGCTAGTTCTTCCGCTTTCGTCGTTTGTGCTCGCGCCTCAGGGCCGCAACGTCGAAGCTACCTGCAGTGCTCTTTCGCTCGCGGAATGGATTGTCGCGGAAGTTGACCGTCTGCCAGGCTGAAAGCATCAGGATGGACATATCCCAATCGTGGGCCTGACGCCCCCGTGCTGCGGCCAGCAACGCTCGCAGCGACAGCGGTCGCCAATCGAGCCCAGTTATCCCGGCGAGCTGCCAGACGAGCTCCCAGCGGTCTTGGGGGCCTGCAGTGTCGCGAGGGCTCGATCGAGTTCCTTGTCGAGGTCGGCGTCGGCTCGATCGAGCCCCGCCTGCAGGATCTTGCCCACCTTCTCCCCGCTCGCCTTGGCCACGCTGACCTGCATTCCGGCTTCCATCGCCTGCCAGGTTCGATCGGCGACGATGGCGAGATCTTCGCGGCCGGCTCGGCGGAAAAAATCGCTGAGTCCTCGTCGTAGTGCATCACTGGCATCGACAAACGTCGTCGGTCCCGACAGCAGCAGGTCAGCGAAATCGGTGTAGGCAATGCCAGCCTCTTCCCACTGAGGCCTAGCCAGCTCCCCCAGGACCTCGGTTCTACGGACGAGGTCGCTTCCAAAGATCACTTCGACACTCTTTGGATCCAGAATGTCGATGGCCATTTCTTGCTTTAGTCGCAGTGCGTCGGACAGTGCGATCGCAGTCGACCAGCTTTGGCCGCTTCCGTCATTCCACTTCAGGGGCTGAGATGTGTCCGCTGTCATCTTCAAGTTCCGGGGTTAGAGTTTGGACCAGGTCGACGAGCGACTTTGGCAGCTCGATGGTTTCAGGTGCTTCGTCGGGTTCGAGCTGAGCAGCTCGGCGATAATTCTTGGCGGCAATCCATACAGCACGCTCACTCCCAGAGCGACGTCTACCAGTGCGTAACCGTGCGGCGGCGATTCGCAACCGGCGGACGGCGATGGGAGTGAGGTACTGCATGGCTTGCTTTATGCTTCGGGGTCGTCGGCCGCATCGTCGGTTGCAGCCTCGGCAGCTGGCGTTGCAGCCGCCTTGGGCGTCTCAGGAATGTCGGCGATTGGTTCACTAGTAGCGGGGTTCGTCTCAGGAATGACCGGAGCGACGGTCGGTACCGGGTTGGCGTTCGCACTACCCGCTAAATGAGCAATCCGCTGAGCAACGGCAGCACTGACGTTCAGTTTCATACCGGGAGCTGAATCGCGATGGCAATCGGCATTGCGTTGAATCACGGTGTCAACGCTGCTTTCCTTGTTGAGTTGGCCAGTAGCTGCTGCAGCCAATACTTGTGCCACGCGGACGATCGAAAACTTGTTCATCTAACTTCCCTTGGATTCTGATCAAAAGACAATGCCGCAAACTGGACGATTACGGCTCGGTGGTTTCGTAGGCGTCGATTTCGACCAGGTCACCCGCTCCGTCGTACTCTTCGACCTCGACCAGTTCGACGTCGTAGGTGACAGAGTCCTCATCATCCTCTTTGCGGTCGAACTTGCTGACCTGGACATAGCCCCGCACGCCTACGGCATCCCCCGTGACGGCCGCATCCATGAAGCACACGTCAAGGATCGTTTCGTTGTCGAGCGAATCCTCCAGGGTCGTGATCACGGTGTCGGCCGCAGCCGCAGCGGATCCAGCTCGAGCGGGGACGTAAGTGAACGAGAATCCGAATTCTCGGTAGCCAGTGACCTTCTTTTTGTTCTTGGCACCGCGGTACATGCGATCGCTGGTCCCACGTCCCTTGGGACGCGCAACGTTGCTGATGCGCTTCATCTCAACCCACGTAGGTGTGGCGAGCGTACCGCCAATGTTCACATACGCCTTGCACGTTCTGCCTGTAGTCATGGTTCCATCCTTGGAGCTATTCGTTTTCGGTGCGGAATTCCAAACGAATCACACTGGTAAAAATCTGGTTATCGAGCAGCATGTCCGGTCGGTAAATCGGAGTGTTCTGCATTCGGAGGTAATTTGCCCCAGCGATCGCCCTGTCGCGCAGTGCACCATCGGGCCGGAACAGTTGCTTGATGGCATCGACCTTTTGCTCTTGCTCGTCGGACCAGGGGATGTTGTTGGCCGGATCCGGATTGGATTCGGTTGGTTCTGGCAATGCGATCTGGTACCCGAGATCCACCTGCAGGTCGAGCAGGTCAATCCCACGCTTGGCATTGGTGTCCTCGCCAATGCCGACGATGATGTATTTTCCCTCGCGAACTTCACCCGGAGTGAAGTACGCGATCTTGCGCCGTTCGATCACGATCGACAGCTCGGCGGCGATCGCACTTTGCAATGCGATTGTCAGCTCTTGGATCGGGGTGGGCATCAGTCAATCACCGTGTGAGTTCTACGCCAGGTCTGCAGGCCATCGGACCAACGCCAACAATTACGACTCCCATCACCAGACTGGACCCGGTAAACCGTGCCGTCGATTTTGGTGATTGCGTGACCGAGTTCCGGCTCAATGGGTGTCCCAGCCGGATTGACCAACGTGGCAGGATCGATCAACACGTCCCACTGTTTCGACACGAGCGAGAAGTTGTCGCTCATGTCTACTTGATCCTCGCCAGGGCGAGTAAACACCACCTTCAATTCAGCGATCAAAAATCCGGTAGCCTTGTAGGTCACCAGCACGCCCCGCGTTTTCAGCAGAGTCCGCCAAAGGAGCTTCTGCAAAGTCAGCGCGGGGGCGTTGGGCATGGTGGATGCAGTTCCTACTTAGGAAGCGGCGACGGCCGTTGTGTATGTGGAACAAGCCGAGGTGGTCACGATCGGCACCCCTTCATACTCCGTGGGCAATGGTGCGGGAGCTCCGGTGGCGTTGGTCGCGGTCCGGCTCTGCATCAGTTGTTTGCGGGCTCGCTTGTTCATCACGATGTGCGTGGGCGGCGCTTCCTCGGGGAATAATTCCATCAGGTTGGCCAGCAAATCGTCGGTCAGCGTGTTGGCCGAAGCCCCGTCGGCCAGATTGAGGTTGACCAGGCGGGCAACGCTCTTGGCCCCGCCAACCTGCAGGCCAAGCCATCCGTCGATCTCTTGGAACAGGGCTGGGAATTGCTTCCCATCACCATCGGAGACCAATTGCCGTTCCCAGGGCTCGATGGCAATGTTGCCACTATTACCCAGGATCACGGCACAGTTTGCGAAATCGCTCGTCGCTCGAATCATCCACACGTCGCCAAACACACCGGTGCTAGTACCACCAGCGGTGAGCACCATGTCGTCATCGATCTTGTTCAGACCAACGTTGTCCGCCAACCCCAGAAACCCACCGGCATCTTGGGCGGTACCGTAGAAGATCTGCCGTTCGGCAGCCTTCATCGCAGCTCGCAAGTGCATCATGGCTTCCATGGCCATCACGAAGGCTTCACCCTTGGGATTGCTCTTGGCAATCATAGCATCGAGGTGGAACGTGGCATCCAAGATCTTGAGCGTTTCGGTCACCCACACGCGTCCGGTCTTGCTGTGATCGCGCCCCGCGTTGGGAGCACGAAAGCCAACCGTGGGAGCGGTCACGTGCTTCAAGTACTTGTGGTCAGTACCGTGGCTCGCAGTCTGTGCGGGCAGGATCCGCAGCACGGGAGCATCCAGGAAAATATCCGTTGCTCCATAGTCCTCCACGCTGACATCGTTTAGTAACGCGATGTCGGCGAGCGTCATTAGTGAATCGGCCATCCTAGCCCCCGGTCCTTGTGTGAGTTGAAATCAGTAAGTTGTTGCCGCTCGACTACAGGTGAGAACTACTTCTTGCCTTCGGTCCCAGCTGCGGAGCGAAACAGGTCCTCGAACTTGGCCCCCTGCTTTCCTTTTCCGGTACCGGTATCCACGCCCTGCGTTTCACCGAGATCGAGTTTCGCCAGCTTATCCTCGGCGGTCGATTGAGCCACGGTCGCGGCTTTGAGGGATTGTTCGAGCTTATCGTTGTGCTTTTCGAGCCCCTGTTCGTAGGTCAGTCCCTGGCTGAAGTACTCGGCGCCGTCGGCGGCGCCAAACTTGGCAGTGAACTTGCCCAGCTGGGCCTTGAACTCGTTCTCAAACTGAGCTCGATCGACTGGAGTTCCTTCGGTCTTAGTCGCCGACGTTTCAGGCTTTTGAGAATCGGTGGATTGCTTGCCCGCTTCAGTCTCTTTGCCATCAGTTGCGGGTGTGGTTGGAGTGGTTTTAGTCATGGGTTTATCAGTCCAATTGAGGGAGAACAGGGCGGGTGAATCTTCCCCCGCTTCGAAATTGGCTTGCGATCCGCCATCCACGCCGGTCAAGCAAAACGCACAGCGGAGCAATTCCCACTTGCGAACGATCACCTGCGGACCTGCGATTTCTTGCCCGTTGACCGTGGTGGTGAATCCCTCCGGGAGGTACTCCATCACCGCCGTGGCAGGGTTGAAGTGAATCGAAGCTTCGTAAGGAATGCCAGCGGGACCAAGATCCATGATCTTGGCCGCTTCGTCCTTGGGATCACGACTAATCAACTCGCCATCGAGCCACAGTCCCGCATCGTTAACCGAGAACTTGTCGGCCACGCCGATCGGTTCGTTGGGATCGTGCCGATAGTCGAACGCGATCTTGGGCTTGTGAACCAGCCCCTCGAAATCGTGTACGATCGAATCCCAATACCAATGGTAAACGGGTGCACCGGTACGAGCCAACACGTTGACCGGCATACGTCGCAGGCCGTCTTTGCGCTCGGTTGCAGCTTCCCATTTGCACTCACTCGCAGCGAATGCAAACGCATCGGCGGGAGCTTGGGTCGGATTGGATGGGTCGAATTTCTTCATGCGGACCAGTGTGCCGTACTACCCAATCCCTTCGCTAGATGCAATTGCCGAGAAAGAATTGGTAACGCGAGTAGTTGGCAACTACACCGCCGCCTCGGGTGCCCCTACACCGAAGTCTGCGGAAAAATTGAGCTTGTGCTCGTAGTCCGGGCCAATGACTGCCTTCCCCTGGTCCATCGCGTACTTGATGATTTCCAGCGTGGCATCGATGTTGTCGCGTGGATCACCTCGATCGCGTTCGCGGCAGACGCGATCGGGGTTGTCGAATCCGGCGCCAATGGCCTTGATGTCCCCTACGATTTCCTCGCTCGGCTTCCACCATGGCATCCCTCGGGGAATCCATTCGAACTTGATGTCGGCAATACTCTGGCCACTGGGCGGAGTCCAAATGCCATCAGCAATCCACCGCTGCAGCTGCCATAGTGTCCACCGCCTGCGAGCTTCGATTTGATCAGCGCGGCGATCCCCACACGACCGTTCGTAATGAAGCCAGGCGGTCCTGGATCCAGAGTAGTTGGTAAATCGCTCGTTGTAGAAACTGTAGGGGATGTCCAGCGACTTCAGACCCACGGCCAGGACAATCTCAATGAAGCTTTGGAATTCAGTAGCGGGCGTGTTGCTCTCGATCACTTCCACACTCTCGTCGGTGTCGAGATCGAGTACCGTTGGTCCGCCCGATAGATCGAACTCCCGGGGCCTGGAAACATCCTCTTCGCAGGCCTCACCATCGAGTACTGCCTGTTCCCCAGCGGTTGGCAACGCTTCGTTGAGCCCTTGGGCTTCGCTCTTCCGCAGCAGTGCCAGGGCGAACAACTGCGTGATCTTCATTTTCACTTGGGCGTAGTCGATGTTGTCATAGACGTCGCGAAAGTTGTTGAGAGCGGCCACGATGGGCGAGATCCCACGCACTTGGTCCGAAGCGGGACGGTCGAAGAACCCGTACAGCAGAAAATTCTGAGCGGGCACCGTGCGACGGAATTCGTAGCCACGGCCACCCTTCTTGCGACCGTGCACGGAATACTGACGAGGCAACCCGGCATAGTCGACCTGCACACCGTCGACCCACTCGAATCGATCGTCGCTCCGTTTCTTCTCACCGGCATCGGGATCTCGAACGCAATCCGATTCAATCAACTGCGTATGGCCCGAACGCAATCGCAACATACCAATGTCACCGTCGAGTACTCGGGAGGCCTCCACCTGGCGGAACATCTTTTCTCGAGAGAATCGCCCCCCGCGATCGCAGGCCAGCGGACGGGATTGGATTTCCATCAATTGCTCGATGGCTTTGTTCAATCCGCGATCGCTCGTTTTAGCTTGAAAGGTAAAGCTGGCGCAGTAATCCAAGTGCCGACGGATCATCCAAGCGGCAATGGAAAAGTTCTTAGCCAGGTCGCGGGCACTCGCCTGCAGCTTGGTTCGCTTGCCCGCACTGACGTGGACATCTTCCCGGACGATTCTATTGGGAGCCGCCTTGCGGCGCCCCTTGGCCTCCAGCGCATCGTAGGAGAATTGGCCACCACCGCTGCCACGTTCGACCGGTCCGGTGGATGGGACGTCGTAAACGAAATGAGCGGCGTTCGCAGTAACCATGGCAATCTAACTATCTATACGGAAGGCTGTGACAAGAAACGAGGGTCTAGCCCAAGCGAGGCTTGAGGATGAACGGACGTCGACGCGTCTTGGGGGACAGTTTGCGTTCCAGGTCCCCACGCTCGCTGCGTAGGCTGTCGTGATCCCAAGTAGTCGTCACACCGTCGACCGTGACCGATTTGGCACCCGACTGCAGGATGCAATCGATCTCATCAATGCGAGCTTTGATTTCGGTGGGGCTCATGATTGTTTTGAAACTTTCTTGGGCAGGTTTTCATAACACTTGTCGATGCGGTGTTGTCCACAATCTCGACACTGAGTCCGGCGCCACACGATCTGCGTGTAGGGCTTGCCCGTGATGGGATCCACCCCGGGGTAAGCCATCCGCGTTGGATCATTCGCATAGGGAGTCCGCAGGCTGGATCCACATTTTTTGCAACGCGATCCGATGACGTCGACCTCGTCGCGTTGGATGTCTTTTGACCCTTTGGGCCTCCCGTTGCGGCGCCGAGGAGCGGTCGGGTTCTTCGGCGCGGGTTTCTTGCGAGTAGCCATGGGCATCCTTGTCTAAGCTGAAAACAAATAGTGGTCTGACTACGGGGTGCTGAACTCTTGCAATCGCTGAATGGCAATATCGTGATAGTGCTTCACCGATTCGATACCGATGTACCGGCGATTCGTTTGCAAGGCAGCCACACCCGTGGTTCCCGATCCCTGGAACGGATCGAGCACGATTCCCTCTGGAGGTGCCAACTGCATCAGTTCATGCATCAATTCAAGCGGCTTTTGCGTCAAATGCAGCTTATTGTTCCGCATCGTCGGATACTGAAAAACGCCGTTGAGGTAGATGTCTTTCTCACGCTCGACCTTGCCCGATCGCCGCGCGTGGAGGATCATTTCGACTTGGTTCCGCATGCCGTTTCGATTGGGGCGGGAACAACGTCCCTTGTCCCAGATACCAACGCTGCGAACATATAGTCCAGCCGCCCCGATCACTTCGATAAAGCGAGTGAGGCTCATCCAGTCACAGAAGACGAGTAGATCGGCACCTGGCTTGCAAGCCCTGCGGACCTTGTCAAAGATGGTGGTCATCATTCGAATCCAGGCCTCGGGCAGCATGGCATCGCCATCGATGTCCGGGAGTTTTTCCTTTCGATCGCTGCTCTGATACTTCTCCGAAGAGGGACGCAGTCGTTTGGCAACCGTGGTTCCTCCCGATCCGTAGGGAGGATCCGTGATCACGGCGTCGATGGTACCTTCCTCGATACAGTCCAGAGCGATCTCGGCGCGTGAGTGGTAAGAGTCCCAGCGGTTGCCCGTGATGGGAACGAGAACCGAGGATTCTTTGCATTTTGGGCAGAGTTGATTGGTATTCATGGGAGTCCGTTCATCATGTTGTGCATCAAGTGAGTAAGCTAGCGCAGCCGCTCGACAATCCATTCGAGAAGCGGCTGCGATACCACATTCAATTTTCCGGAGGCGAGGTGTTGCAACACCTCCTTGCCACCACTGATCGGAATCTCATAGTCGATCGGTAGTGCGTTTGACTTGGCAGCGTCGGTAATGCCACGCCGTGGTGTTGCGTAGTAGGCCACGCTGCGCTGTTGCATTTGTCGTAGTAGATTCTGCAGTTGGGCTATTGCTTCATGATGTGAAATCTCCTCGTGCGTTGGGGGAGCGGGTTTGCGTTTTCGGGGTGCCGCTTTTTTTGCCATCGCTAGGCCTTGATTGTGGTACGTCGTCTGGGGCGTTTTGAGCTGCTCGCAGCTCTTCGCACCGTTAGATCGGCCAATTTGGCCCCTTCAATCCCGGCCATTGCCATGGCTCCGGCCGTTGCATCGAACAAATCATTGTCGGGTTTGTTATCGGGCAACGTCCAGATGTGTACCACGCGACTACCGTTGCTCGTTTCCGATCGAGTCTCCGACCGATAGTGCTCAGCAATCAATCGATGCGTAGTGATCATCTCTGGTTGGAACAAGGACAAGCTACCGGCATCGCCCATCGGTACCGCCAGGCGTGCATGCACGAATGACTTCCAATAGTTGCTGTCGAGCAGTGCATACAATCCACCGCCAGGCCTTGGCCGGATCGCGTAGCCCACGCCCAGCGTTTCACCCGGTTTGGCCGTCCAAAACTCCATGGGCATTTTCATCGCATCCAAGCCACGGCCAAACGTGGGCAGCATGATTGAGCGGTGAGGCGACTCGATGGCGCACGCGTAGACGATCGGGCTCGACTTGCCCCAGGCGGCATCAATTCCCAGACGCTTGATCCGCATCGATGTGCGGCCATCGGGCATCGTGTAATCAGTGGTAGCCAGATCCGCGGTCAAATCCATGATCCCTTGTCGGATGCGACCCTCTTGGCCACGCCCCTTGTAGATTTGGGAGAGACGTTTGCCGAGTTTGCGTTTCGAATAGTACTTGGCCGTTTGCCGTGGCCAGGTCCCATAGTCCAGCAACCAGGCGTCAAAACTCGATCGAGCTGTCGCGATGACAGCATAGAACAGGCACTCACCCTGCACGTCGATGAAGCCCGTGACCAGGTTGGCCACCGGTGGCAGGATCAAACGTGGGTAGCCATTCACCTTGACCTGGATCTCGTCGACGCTGAGCAGGTCCTCTGCATCGTCGGCCCCCTTGGGCTTGTTCTGGTATTCCTGCCAAAACATATCGCCCAAACGCAGTAGCAAATTGTAGGCATGCTGCAGCGGTGAAACTTCGTCCTTCCGCTTTCGTACTTCCCATGCCACGCGAGAACCGGCATGCAATCGCTTCCAGTGCTTTTTCACAAAGGTATTGCAGGGGGCCATCCCCAGTTCGGTGGCCATCGACTCGCGATAGACGTTGCCATATTCCTCCCACAGCTCGGTCTCCGTTGGCCATTCGTAGACCAATTGAAAACGCTCACCATGGAAGTCTGGGAATTTCTCGGGATTGAGCAGCTGGTCCGCCACGTCGTCGGGTTCAATGACTGTGCAAGTGCAGAATCCGGAGATCGATTCTCCCGGTCCAGCCAGACCGGGACAAGTTCCCGTGATCACATTCAAACGGGAGTTCACCTGCGTCCGAGATTTGGCCGAGGTGTCGGTTTGCGGATCATCGACCACGAAACAATCGGGACGAACAATCTCACCGGTGGGCAAGGCCTGCTGCATGCCACGGATCTTGCCACGGATGCCTGCCGTTTCCACAACCGCCATGCTGGCGGTACGTCCACCTTCAGGAACCTCGCCACGCAGGGGAACGTTCGCAAACTGAATGTGCTTGCTAGTCCAGCGGATGTAGGTTCGATTGCCTTGGTACAGCTGGCCACGGCAGCGGTTGGCAATTCCCTCGAGGCGGCGAATCGGATAGGCAGCCTCCGGGAACAGGTCGAGCAGACGATCGTTGGTTTCGAGTTCGACCTTGATTCCGTCGAGCAGCTTCGTGGCCGCATCGCGATCGGCGCCAATCAGAGCGATATAGCGTTTATGTCCGGAGACAATGGCCCACAGCACGGCCGCAATCACCAGCGTTGTCTTGCCGGTACCGCGGGGCATCGCGATCGCAAAATTGTCACCCGTTAGAATGGCCCGTTCCATCTTCTTGATGGCGGTCAGGTGATCTTCGGACCAACCTAGGTGGAACCGTTCTGGTAGAACTTCGTCGCAGAATTTGCGCAGCGACTTGGAGACGCGCGCCCGGGCCTTGGGATCGGTGACCTGCGGCATGTCGCCAGCGATGTCCCGACCATCTTCGGAGAGTTGCTTTTGCCGCTCACCGGCTCGTTTCTTGTGACGGGCGTAGGCATCGGCTGATTGAATCCACGCATCGTCGGTGGTGGCGCCGGAGAATACCCGCTTGGCTCCAGCCCGCTTGGTTTTTTTAGACTCGCTCGCAGCGGCTTTTTTTCGAGCCGCCTTTTTCGTAGCGGCCGTCGTCTTGACTTGCTCTTTGGGCGACGGCCGTTTCTTGGGAGTAGGCGTGCGAGATCGCGAGGCTACCTTGGCAGGTGCCTTCTTGGCCGCTTTCGCGGGGAGCGTTTTGACGGCCGCCTTTTTCTTGGCCATGCAGTTTCATTGTTGGTGGATCCGCATCGCAACAATTGTCCAACCGATCGATTCCGATTAGGCGGTCGGTTTGACGGGAGCCACGGTGGCGGCTGCCGGAGGTGCTGGCTGAGCAGTCGCAGCGACATCGACCGTGGGGCCAGCCGCTTGCAGCAATTTGTTCCGCAGTCCGACCTCGATTTCGGCTTGTCGCATTTCTTGAAAGATACGCCGCATGGCTTCGATCTCCCGTGCGTCGAGCCCATCGAACGGATTGACTCCGGCCGACCTTGATCTCACAACGAACGAGCGGATCGCGATGACGGCCACGCCGACTAGTAACAGAAAACCAAAGGCGAGTGCAGACCCACCAACTATTAGGGACGTCATGTTATTTGGGCCTAACAAGAAAGAGGACAATGGCACTGACTACCAAGACGAACAACAGAAATCCGCAGGCGAGTACTGCGAACAGCGTCGATACACCACTCGCCATGGAATCGCGCACGGGCGTTTTAATTTGCAGGAAATCGGACGAATCGGGCAGCTGCGGATTGACGTTGGGCAGCCAGGTATCGGGCCGAGGAGGACAACCGTCTGGACCGCATTGCTCGTACTCGTATCCGATCTGCGTTTTGAGACCAGACTCGGCGGTACCGCTCGGCGGATTGAGCTGCGGATCGAGAGCCACGTAGTACTTGATCTCGTCGAGCAACTGACGGCCATCGGTCGGCACCCGGTTCCCGCTCGCCTTGTACCAATACGCCCCGTCGCTTCGCTGGACGCACACGATTGGGAAAGTGCTGGTCGGGAACATCGTGGCGAACCGGTCGCGGTAGATCGGATCGGACGAGGTGTAATGTTTGAAGTGGCTCGACTGGGCGAACCGCAGCAGCTCGCCACCCTGCACTGCTCGCACTAGGGCCGCCTCTTGGGGGCGGGCCGCGTAGTCGGGATGCGTGAAGATGGACAAATACGGACGCGCAGCATCCGCTGGGTCGGCAGGCACGTTCTGAGCCACGACAAGGCCACACTGCAGCGACATCAGCAACAATGCCACGATTCGGACGAATACGGTTTTGCAATTGAATGGGGGACGCATACGGCGAATCCTGTGATGGGGGAAGTTGCACGATCCACGATCGCCGCAGGGACCGTTATTTACTGGGCACGATCCGCAGTGCTGTCGCCGGTACCGGCGGACTGTCTGGGATGCCAGAGGCAACAATCGGCAATCGTTCTAGTGGTGGCAAGATCCCCGCTTCGGCGACAAGTCGCATCGTGCCGTCGGCGTTGGTTGGATTCGGCAATTCTGTCGACAGGTAGGGCTGTTCCGCCTCGGTGGGCTGATACAGCGGTTGTCGATCGAGTGTCGTCGTTTGATCCACCCGTGGTCCCAGACTGCTGGGCAGCTCGCCCACGTCTCCCGGATCGCTTAGCAGGCTGGTGACCGTGCTTTGCTTCCGCTCGCCTAGGGCCGCTTTGTTGAGTGGACCATAGGTGTCCTCGATCGACTCGCCTCGAATGTCCGACGGCGATCGACTGGGAGCAATTTCCAGTGGGCAGGTTGGACAATTGGGCGCGTTGAGCGGCTGCCGGTAAACGGGCTGAGTTAGTCCCGAGGGGAGCGGTACCGGGTTACTCGAGTAACCGGGCCCCGTAATCACGTAGCGAGTCGCCACGTACTGGATTGCCTGCGACTGCGGAACGCAGCAACTGTTCATCCGGGAGGTTCTGCGAGCTCGCACGCGATCGAACAAACCCTGCTTGGCTTCGTTGAGAGCCCCTTTGTTCACTGGACCATAGGCCGCTTCCATCGAATCGTTGGATCCAGCCAGGCCGGTCACTCCCAAGCGAGGCAGTACGCCAGGTCGCGAGTCTTCGCTCGTCGCCGGTTGGTAGGCCGATGCGATGATGGAGCCACCGACGATGATCGCACACAGTGCGACCGCCGTGGCAGCTCCGATGCTGAGATGGATCACGTTGTGCTGTTTCGGATAACCGTTCATGGACTCAGGTTCCTTTGGGAATGTAGGCGGGCCATGGCAATGGTCCGGTAGGTGTGAACACGGCGATGGCGGCGAAACCACCGTAGCTTCGCCAAGCTCGGAGGAAAGCATGTTTTTCAATCGCCAGAAATTGACCAGTGCGGTTGTTGTCGAGAATGAACGCGTATTCGACACCGTTCATTTCGGAGAATCCGCAGAAGGTGACGCAGTGCTGCGGGTAGTACCAGATGATGGCACCACGGCGCGTGTCACTCGCCCACTCCAGGACGCTCGGTTCGCCGTTCTCGGTGAACACAAACGGGATTTGTTCGGCTCGCCATTTAGTGAGAATCGAATAGGCCGTTTCGCCACCGGCGTACTCTCGACGCCAGGCCGCTGCGAGCGACTGCTTGCCCTGCCAGCGGAAGTGACTGCACGAGCTCGCGTGTACGCAGGATCCTTGGCCGTTGCCGGAATGCTCCCAGTTCGTTTGCCGCAGACTGGCTGGAAGATTGGCGACCGGGATTTCCGGTGGAGGCGCTGGGTAGGCCACCATCTCGGGAACTCGATCGACATCGCATCCAATCGAGACAACCAGGATCAAGGCCAACAACGCTCGCGCTGGGAATCGCATTCACTTACTCGCTTTAGCAGCTGGCTTGGGCTTGGGCTTGTTCAAGGCGAACGTGACTGAACCTTTGACCGTGGCCATCGTGCTCGATCTTAGACGTTTCAGGAATTGATCGGCTTGTTCGATATAGGTCTCATGCACCGAAGGTAATTGTGATGTGCTTTCTTTCACCGCAATGATTCCGGCAATGACCTCCGCTCGTTTCTCCGTCGGGACTTGAGCGAGCAGCAGGGCGGTCACACGCACCGGATCGGCCGCGCTGGTGGCCGACCGTTGGCCATCGGTTCCGAGATTCAGATATCCGATAACCCGCTCGCAAATCTGCTTGCGTCCGATCTTGCCCTCGATGGTGACGTCGATCTTCGTCGGAGTCTCAACGGGCAGTAGCGATTTGTCGGTGCGTTTCTTAGCCAGAAAACCCAATGCGGCCCAAAGAATCGTTGATAAATTGGCAGCGGTGTCGGCAGAACGTTTGACCATTGCGGCATCCATGCGTGGCAATTGAAGGAGCCAAGGCGGACGCATCCTTGCGTCTGCAACTAAGGAGAACTTGCCGAACAGTCTTGTCCGTCGCCTTGGCGTTTCGAAAAGGGCTCGGGGTGCAATGTGAATCCTTCACAATTGCAGTAGCGAGTTGAATCGCATCCGTGCAATCTGTCGCATCCTCGCCCTACTCTGGTATACAGCACTCGTTAGTAAATACGCAAGATACCCACAAACACCCGAAGTTTGTCCAGATGCCCGACTACAGCGACCTTGATCCGAATCGTCTCAAACCCGGTCTAACCGACGGTTCGGGCAACCTCAAACCGTCACTCGTTACGCCCGACTACACCGGCGGCACACCTGGCAGTGCGAGCGAAGTTAAGCCATCGCTGATTCAACCGAGTGGCTCCCTACGTCCAGGGCTGCTGCTCGGGAATGAACTCAAACCCTCCTTGCTCGGCAATGTCAGCTCCCCCAAGGTGTCCGCGACCGGGGGAACGGTCACAACCTCCGGCGGTTACAAAATTCACACGTTCACATCGAGCGGTTCTTTCGTCGTCACCGGCGGTGGCGAGATCGAGTATCTAGTCGTCGCCGGTGGCGGTGGTGGAGGCGGACGGCAATCGGGTGTAGCCGCCGGTGGTGGCGGTGCTGGAGGGCTGTTGGCGGGCTCGACAACTGTGGCCGCTGGCAGCATTGCAGTCACGGTCGGTGCGGGTGGTAACGCTGGTAACACAGGAGTGCCTCCAGGGAATGGGGCCAATTCGGCAATCGCTGGTATTGTCACGGCCATCGGTGGCGGCGGTGGGGGCCAGTACGGTACGTCCGTGGGTGGCAACAACGGAGCTGGCAACCTCGGGGGAAGTGGCGGCGGAGGCACTTGGGGTGCTTCCCCTATTGGTACACCGGGTGAAGGAACTGTCGGGCAGGGAAACGACGGTGGATCCGGTCAGATCACTACGCCCAACGTAGCGGGCGGTGGTGGCGGTGCTGGATCTGCAGGGGCTGCTGCGGTCGATGGGGCTGCGGGCGGTGTTGGTCTTCAGTCGTCGATCAGCGGAACGCCAACCTACTATGCCGGTGGTGGCGGTGGAGCTGCTCAGAGTGGAAGTCCCGGCGGGGCTGGGGGCCTCGGTGGTGGCGGCCAAGGTGGAGGGACGATAACCAGGTCCGTTGGAGTTGAAAACACCGGCGGCGGTGGCGGTGGTGCTGGATCGTTCGCTAGCGGTGCAGGTGGTGGCAGTGGAATTGTAATCATTAGATATCCGGAATAGGCAATGACCAAGCGATACAAAACGATCACCATTCCTGCTTCCAAGCAGGCAGGCAAGTGCTCCGGGGTTTTCCCAATTGACCTGAGTCGGGACGCCCAAATCCAGGCGGGAGTTTTTCCTACTGGTCGCAATGTCTATGTGACTGAGCAAGACGGCGTGACGCCCGTGCCCGCGTGCTTGATTCCGAACAAGCACGTGTGCGGATCCAACGGTGGGTGGACGTGGTTCACACAGCCGGTGTCGATCTACGATCCCGTCGGCCGCAAGACGCTCACCGGTTGGGTAAACCAGCAGGGAGCCAGGCATGTATCGGTCTATGATCATGACACCGACACCCAGCAAGACATTCTCATCTCGACGACAGATCTGGAGGGGGACGATCACAACAATCCGTCCATTTGCATTCGATCCGATGGACGCTACTTGGTCGCGTACTGCGAGCACAATAACGGAAACACCGTCAAGTTTCGCGTGTCGACCAATCCCAACGATGGCAGTGAATGGGACGCCGAGTACTCGATTGAACCTACCACGCAGGGAGTCCTGTCGTACTCGCAACTTTGGAGGCTGAGCGGCGAAGATAAAATCTACCTTTTCGGTAGGCATGACGGAGCCGACAAATGGTACTACGTGACTTCGGACGACGATGGTGAAACATGGTCATCCCAGGTGAACTTTATCGACCATGGGACGTTCCAATGCTATCCGCGGTTCTGGACGAACGGGATCGACAAGTTTCTGATTATCTGCACCAAGAAGGAAAACAACGTCAACTCGTTTATTGCCAACGACTCCGCAGGTGTGGCACTCGACTTGACGGGCAACCGGCCAATCTACGCGCTGCAGTACACAGGGGGTGCATGGAAGCAGATGGACGGTACGGCATTGTCCTTGCCGATCGTTCACACCCACTACGGAGCGTCTAGCATTATCGCCACGGATGAGGGCATCGATTCGCGATGGGTGGGCGACATCACGCAAGACGCAGACGGAGTCGTCCATGCGCTGTACTACGTTTACCCTGGACACGATGAACGCAACCACGATCTGTACCACGCGAGCTACGATGCCGATGCTGGCACATGGTCTAGCGTCAAAGTGATGGACGAGGGGGGACCGATTGTCTCGTACTATTCGCCCTCTGTTTCCTATCCCGGGGTTGCTGTTTTCGATCCCCTGGATGCATCCAAGATTGCAGTCGCACGCGAAGTGGCAGGCATTCGTGAGATCGAAATTTGGCAGCGTACTGGCGCGAGCTGGGCAAAGCTGCAGGAGATCACCTCAGGCAGCCTGACTAACAATTTTCGGCCCAACTTCGCACACGGCCGCGTTGCGGGAGTCGCGCCCTATCTGTTCTGGATGGGCTGCGGCCGGTACGAAGGTTACGAGGACTTTACGCTCGCGATGCTGCAACACCCGGCACAACCAGCCAGCGGGCTGTTGGTCCGATTAGAGCTGGACGGTGTGACCGATCGCGTGCTGCGCGTTTACTACACCGACGAAAACGAGGACCGACTGCAGGCTCCCCACGAGGTGGCCGCAGGCATGGGAGCGCTCAATCTGTTTGTGGGATCGCTGCAGCTGGCCGACAATCGATTCAACCGTACGAATTTTGCACCGGGTGGCAGCAAGGCATTAACCGTTCTCAACACTCAGGAGGACAACAGCCAAACGTTCGGCGGAATTAAATTCGGGCCGGTCGGCGCCGACGTAAGCAGCAAAATGCTGATAAGCCCCGCAGTCGAGAATTCGTTTCGGGTGGCCATGGTGGCGATCGTCAATTGGCAACCGCATTCGAGCAACCCACTACAACAGTCGATTCTCTCCAATAATACGTTGGGCCAAGGCGGGATCATTACGAGAATCACCACGGCCACTGGGCTTTTTCAATTCTTCGCGGTGCTCAGCTCGGGGGCGGTGTCGATCACCTCGGATGTTGCAGTGCCGCAGAATGAGCCGGTGTTGCTGTATGGCGAATATGATCGCTTCGATGCGGCACAGCGGTTGAAGATTCGCGTCGGTGAAACGCAGAAAACGGCGGAGAGCGTTAGTGCGAGTATGTCAAGCGCGGCGGCTCCCTACCATGCCATCGGGCAGGAAAAGGCGAGTGGGGCAACCTATCCGCTAAAGGGCACGTTGAGCATGGTTGGAATCTTCGAGCGAACGTTGCCCAAGGCCTACACTGACACGCTAAGCAGGGCATTTACCTCTCCCAGTACCTTTGCGACTATCGGCACCGAGATGCTGGATAATGCCTCTTTGATTGCAGACATCGTGGCAGCCATCGATGGGAGTACTACTGGAGCTAATGCGGCTGCAGCGGCCAGTCAATCCTTGACAGCAGCAGAAGAGATCACGAAGGTTCCTCGAGCGGAGGAACCCGTTGCGGCGGGTGCTGCCGTGCGACGACGAAACCAACGCGATCAATACGTGGACGAAATCATAGAACCACCAGGGAGCTAACATGGCGGACGAAGTATCGTACGGGGAATACTATGACGATGCGGGTGAAACGACCATCTTGATCAACAATCGATCGACGGGCGAACCACTCGAACAGGTCCTCGCCAAGGATGTCGATCTGGAGATCCCGGCGGCCACTGTGGAAACGTCGACGCTGGTGTGCACTCTGCGGCGCTGCGTCAACAGTCCCACGCCCTGCGTGGAGCTCGATTCGGTGGCAGGGCTGTCGCGCGTGGTCGGGGTGGTCTCTCCGGATCCAGCGGCTGCCACGTTGGTCCGAACTAGCGATTCTCTTGCAACGCTCCACATCGACGCCAGTGCGATCGCACACCTGCGACCGGGGGAATATCAACTCGACCTTACCGAGCTCACCACTGACGGCTGCACGCATCTGAGGCACACGGTTACCCTGTTCCTCGTCCGCAGTGCTGGCAGACGGATGGCGGAATAGCAGGGATTGGGCATCTAACTCGCTGTCAACTTTTGCATTTCATGCCACCATTGGCCTGATTGCGTTGGACATGCAGGCGGTGCCGCGTGATAATAGCCAAATTGGTCTGATATCCCCGAAGCTGTCTGCGATGAAACCACTGACTAATTTGGTTCGTGGTTTTGTTGATAGTGCGGGCATGGCGGTGTCAAATACGACCAATTATATTCCAGCGATGACGCGATCACTCAAGCGGAACAAGAAGTTGTCCACCACCACGAAACTGCACACAGCCGATTCTAAGCAAAACAAGGGCGCGGGCCGACTATGAAGAAATGCATGCTCATTCCGCTTTACGGCGATGGAAACAACCACAATGTTGAGTCTCAACTACCAATCATCCCGCGTGTAGGAGACCATATAGAATTGGATGATCCACACGATCCCGGTAAGGCGGTCATGTTTCGTGTGGTCGCCGTTGCCTTTGCGAACAGCGAAAACGTAGAATATGTGGATGTCTATCTTCGGCCCGATGGGCCGTTGCACGACATGATTTCCCAGTGGTCCAAGGCGTAGGCTGCGGTTGTCAGCCACATGAAACACTCGGCCCTACTATGCACCGGAGTGGTAGTGGCCAGCGTTCTCTTAAATCAAACTTAATTCCCGCCTACCGGTGCTGTCGGTCGTTAATTGAAACGGAACGAGCTTACATGAATATTCTTGACTGGATCAACGTCGGCAAGGTTTCGGCAGAGCGAGACGACGATCTTGTCAACTACTTTTATGACAACGGAGTACTCCGTGCCGTTTTGGCTAGCAATTCCTCGTTCTTGGTTCTCGGCCGAAAAGGGGCTGGTAAGACTGCAGTCTTTCGGTATCTGCAGGAGAATCCACACGAGTACCTCCGAGATACCGACATTCTCGTGTCGTTGTCGTTTGAGGACTATAACTGGAAGGTACATTCGCTATTGCGAAATACGGAAACTGCTGATTCCCTGGCTTACAAGCAATCATGGCGTTTCGTGATCTTGGTTGAAGTGATAAAGGCGCACGTCTCTCGCTGCAAAAAGGATGGCGTTGCAGTTCCAACGCCAATCGCAAGTGCGCAGAAGCTCTTGGAAAAGCTGTTCGACCATCCGTTACCGTCGATTTACCAACTGATTGGACGAAAATTACTTGGGCTCTCGAAGGTCAAGTTGCCCAAGGCAGGTCTTGACCTTGAGGAAGGCAATTTTGATTCTTTGGAAGTTTCCGGCGGTGAGATTTCATTTGACGAAGTTGAATCCGACAATGACATTCGAACTTGCTTAGCGCAAAACATTGGAAACATTATCTCCTACATGGAGAAAGCGATCGCACAAACTACTCCTTGTAGATACCGAACTATCATTTGTTTTGACCGTGTTGATGAGGCGTGGGATGACGTCTCACTGGAAGTTTCAAGGCGAGTCCTGTCAGGATTGGTTTCAGCAGCTGACTCACTAACGGCAAAATATAGTGAAATCATGCGACCTATCGTATTCCTTCGCGAAGACATTTTTTCCGTCCTGCCACTTAACGACTCAAACAAACTTCGGGAAGATTGTGGCGCACTACTCAAGTGGGGGCGAGACGACTTATTCAAACTCCTTATCCGCCGCTTATCGTACTTTGCTGAGTTGAATGGCCAGCCACCTGTTGATGATCTCGAAGCTTTATTTGATAAGAATGAAATGCGGCAAAGGTCAAAACCCCCTAACTATCTTCTCAAGCGGTCAATGATGAGACCGCGAGACATGATCTGCTTCCTAAGTCGCACGATAGATGCTATGCATGACAGCGTAAATGACCCATTTGCAGATACGTCAAACGTTTTCTCCCAAATTGCAGTCGAGGCGATATACCAAGCGGAATCCGGCTATTCAGAGTGGTTGAAGCAAGAACTCCTCGATGAGTGGTCGGTGCAACGGCCGTCGATCATTCAGTTGCTTTCCGCAATTCAGAATCATGCTTCCACGCAGTTTTCGCGCGCAGATTTGGAGGCCCAACTTGCGAAGCTCGAGATCGAATTTACGCCTGCTGGAATGCTTGACGATTTACGATTTCTCTTCGCCAACTCTGTAATTGGATTTAAAATCGGCGATTCAACAGCTTGGCGATACCGATGTTTTTACCCATCGCAGGGTTTTATTGAATCCGATACTTACAAAGTGCACGATGGTCTGATTCGTGCTTTGAATCTCAAAGAACCGCGAGATATTGCGTAAAGAAGTCGAGACGACACTTGAGTGCACCGGCTTGAACGGCAGGGCGGTATTGGAATCTACGCAACTCTGGATGTCATCTTTAGTTCCCTTTGCAGTTTGCAGCAGCAAACTTCCGAGGTACACGTCCTAGTCCAATTCGTCAAACATCGTAGCTTGTCCGCAGTTGTCGAGCAGCTCGTCGAGCTCTCTTTCGAGGGCTGCGATTTGCGTGCGGAAGCTGGGTGCCCTTTTAGCACGCGCTTTACGTTGCAGCTTGCGTAGCGCTCGCGTGACTGTGGCGATGCGCGAGTGGGCTCCGTGCATTTCATCACGGCGTGCTTTGGCGAGCTGGATCCCCAGCTCGCGAATCATGGGAATTGCAAAGTGCCGATTCCAATCGTGCGTGCGTTGCTCATGGGCCGTCGCCTCGCATGATTCCGCCAGTTTGAGCAGCTCGGCTGTTGTCAGCCATTCCGCTGATCCCCGCACCATCACCGCCGTCTGCAGTCGCCAAAAACATTTGCCAGCATCGGAATTGGCCGTTTCTTGCACCGCTGTCATTCGTCGGGATTCTCCTGTTGTTTTTGTCTGCCAATGGCAAGCAATTCGGACATTGACGGGCCGGACAACGCGTCCTGCCTGGCACGCACTTTTCGTTGCTGGAAGTCGTCGCGATCGATCGCCGAGTGTCGACGAGGCGGTTCGCCAGGTGTCCAGCACTTCCAAGCCGGTACCGTGGGCCATGCGGCTGTGAGCCGAATCATGAGCACGCTAGACGGCTTTCGCCATCGCGTTGGGTGCCGACGCTGTGAGCGTTCGTACCAACGGGCAATGGCCTTCAGGCTGCGAGTGTCGCAGCCCCGCCCCAGAGCTTGGGCAACGAGTGTCGCTGCCCTCAAAACTCCAAGGTTCAAAAAAACACTCACCACCTCCCCCTCCGTGAGTGGAGGCCGACGAACGCTCGTGGAGTCGTCCGTTGAAGTTGGCGCTAGGGGAGAGTGTGGGTGTGTATTAATACTTCTGGTAATGGTTCTGGAATGTTCCTTATAGGGGTGACCGCTGGGGTCACCCGCATGTCCGCTACGGTCACCCGGGTGCCCTCTGCGGTCACCCGGTTCCTGGGGGGCGGGAACTTCGCGATGCTGTTGAGCGGTCCGTTGCTCGGCCCATGGATTTCCATCCTCAACACCATCGCGAAGTGCTCGCACTCGCAGCCAGTTGATCGAATATCGATTGGGGTTCTGTCCTCCTCGCTCATACCGTGATTCGGTAACCACTAGCAATCGAAACTCTTTAGCTGCTCGGTCAATCACACGACGTGCCGAGCGCCCGCTGGCCAGCTCCAGGCGATCCGCGATCTCGTCGTAGCTCTTCTGCACTCCTTGCCCTGCCCTGTCCAGGGCCATGATCCAGAACAGCAGCTCCCGCACATGCAGATTGGTGCTATTGGGCTTTCGCCAGCCCGCACAGCGTTTAAATGCTAGGTATAGATCACTCCGGAGGTCTTGATCGCGACCTTCGGCCAGATCGATTAGCGGGCGTTCCTGCCTACCTCTCTCGTTTCGTGTCATTGTCTTCCATGCCGTTGAGTTTCAACCTATGCCGCTCGCGCAGCGTTTTCCTTCAATCTCGGTCGCAGTGCCGTCATCATTTGACTGACGCGCGATTCGCTCAATCCAATGGTTTCGGCGACTTCCTTCATGCGGTAGCCATGCATGAAATACAGCATCACGACCAACCGCTCGCGTTTGTCGAGTCCACGGAGCAGCTCGCTGCAGTCGCTTACTTGCTGCGGTGTATGGCGATCGGCAACATGGTCGCGCAGGGTGTCCCCCCTGCCCCTGCCCTTCGAGCTGGAATCCGATTCGGCCTCCAGAGACTTGATCTGTACAGCCGGGATAACGAACCCTAGATGTTCTTGCACCTCGTCGTCCGTGGGCTCATGCCCCAACTGTTCTGACAATGCCCTGCGTTTCTTAAGCTTCGCACGGACCGTACGGCTCACCGTGTCCAACTTGCGCAGCGAATCGGTGATCGAGAAATGGATCCGCGTAGGCATGTAAGTATTGGGCCCGATTCCTCGGTCGGGATCGAACCTCGTGACTGCATCAATCAAGCCCAGGTAGGCGTGCGACAATAGCTCTTCGTATTCAACGCCGAACGGAATCCGGCGGGCGGCACGTCGAGCTGCAGCTTCGGCCAGATGTTGGTACCGCTCAACCAATTGATTCCGCAGCTCGAGCGACTCTCGAAGTTTCTTGGGCGAGCGGCCACGGCGCGCGACAGCGTACCGCTGCCAAAGGTCCATCTCTTCCTGTTCCATCGGGCGTTCAGTCAAATAGGGATAGCTGCCGGGTTTCCAGGTCACAGCTGGGGGAGGCGTCGAGTGGGGCTGCAGCAGCAACGGCTACCGTATCCACTGGATTAACAACGATCTTGGTGGCGGCGACAGATGTTGCCAGGTGATCCTGGAGCTTTTGAACGAACTCCACGTATTGTTCTGGGCTTGCCACGGCGCGGGCAAATCTGCACCAGGGCACCGCGATCTGCACAACCCAACGATAGTATTCGGTGTGTTGCTGAATGCCGATCACGCGAAAGTGCCCTTCTGATTCAATGCGAGCCCACAGCCGTCTGCACTGTTCTGCATCGCTGGGCGTGGCCGTGGCTAGCTGCTCGCTGTGCATTGGTTGCCCATTCCAATCAGCCGTTCGTGGGCCGCGATGCATTCATCCACCACAGCATTGCAGTGGGCGAAACTGTCCCCATGCCACTTCATCAACGCATCCAGGGCGAGGTGCCTGTAGCGTTCGTAGCTGCGTTCATCCGTGCGGTTGTAGTCGCTCGGGAACGGGCAGTGCCGCTGCAGGCTTGCCGCTCGCGATCGGTACCGCTTGGGCGTATCGGCCATGCGAAGTGCTTGGGCTTGTTCCGCCGGGGATGGGGCGGTGCGAACATATTTGCGTACCATGGCAATCCTTCTAGGTAGTAGCGATTTCCGGGGTGGGAAGTGGAACGTTTTTCACGAGCGTGTGGATCCGAATATTGCGTTGGACCTCTCCGGAGTCCCACGCAGCCAGCAGGGCACGCTCTTGCTTCTGCGGCATTCCAGTCGTTTCGAAGCGACGGATCGCAGTCACGCAATCCTCGATCGTCAAATAGCGGCCCATCAAAGTCATGGCGTACCGTTCGCCGATCGAGTTGACTCCAGGCATGTTGTCCGATTTGTCTCCGACCAAGGCTCGGTACTGCGGCCACTGGACGGGCACCATGGCCCAGCGTGTTGCGAACGCGTCATGGTTGAACCAATCCTCTTGCGTCACCTTGCCCACGCTGGTGCGGAAACTCCGCAGGATCACGTGCAAGTCCTTCCGCAGCAGCTGGTAGAGATCCTTGTCGGCGGACACAATTACCGCTTGGGTGCCGCTGAGGTTTGCCCGATGGCACCAGGTTGCAATAATGTCGTCCGCTTCATGACCAGCCACGCTGGCGGTGCACCAATCGCCCAGCAGTTGCTCGGCTGAGTTCAGCAGGGTCTGCAGTCCCTCGGGTTTCTTGCCTCGCTGGGCTTTGTAGGTGGGCACTAGCTCATGCCGCCAGGTCCCGCCCGGTGCGTCGAGTGCCACGCGCAGGAAGTCGGGCTTGTATTCCCGTTCGATAGCGCTCAACTGCCGTTGCATTCCGTTGGCTACTTGGGTGACGTTCTCGCACACGTGCCACAGCTTGTGAATCAGGTTCGAACCATCCACATAGATCTCCATCCCAGCCCCTTCCCTGCGTTGTGTGATCGCCTCGATCAACTAAAGCGAACCTCGCTACTCGATTCCTCGAACTCTTTTCGGTGCTCATCGCAGAACGCCGCCCGCATCCAACGTATTTGTGGATGCGGACGGTCCAAGCAAAACAGATGCTTCGCCGGTTTTCTGCAGCGTTCGCACTCGACCGGATCTTCACCGGCTAAGAGCGAGTAACAAGCTACTTCGACCTCGATCAACGCCATGGCACTAGGCCGCTCGTCGCATCGGTTCAAACTGCGTGACATGGTCACGCACTGGGGCACTCGGTGTGGCCACGAGCTCCGGATGCTTAGCCAGCTCGCTACGCAGGATCTTGACCTCTGCTGGCGCTTCGATTCCGATCGAAACATTGCCACCGGAGATGCGATTGATGATCAACCGCACGCCCCCTTCGATTTCGACCGATTCGCCCGGTTTTCGTTTGAGCACTAACATGCCGCATTCCTTCGCTTGTGGTTGTGTAAAAACTGTTGAGAAACATACGAACAGAGGCTGCGGCGGGAGTTCAACCCGCCACGGCATAGCCATGAAAATGCCGTTCACTCAATGCGCAGCCTGCCCCCGGCTGGGAGTTGGAAAGCACTCTTGGATCGAGAGTGCTAGGTGGTATTGGTCAGCTGTAAGAGCTTGCGATGCCAAGCGTCTGTCACAGCGACGGCGGTTAGATTGACCGCAGAAACGCGTCTACTGACGCAACGTGGTTTGGATCGACCCACTCGCCGAAACATTCGGGCAGCGGGCAGAGCGACAGTTTGCGGACCAACAGCGGCTCGGGCTGCTGGTAGTGCTTGTTCTTGATCCCGCCACCACCCCACCCGCAGAGTGCATGGGGTAGATCTGTATCGATCAATCCGGAGTAGGTCGCCACGGTCTTGCGGAAGTCTTCGAGCTCGTAGGGAGCGCCCGATCGCGTTACTGTTCCCGTCCTCCTTTGCAACGCCTTGAACTGCTCGGTCAACCCGTGCGACCGTGGGCATTGGAACACTTGAGCATCGCGTGGAACGCGTCCACCATGCATCGCAAATGCACCGGCTCGCATGCGATCGATGGCACCACGTGCGCAGGGTGTGATTGGTAGGAAATATTCGCGTCCCGAAGAATCGGCGGTCTTGCTCGCTTTGTAGTAGATCCAGCCCAGTGGCCAGGTCTCCAGAGATTCGGGGTTGGGTGACTGTGTTTCGAGAGTCACGTCCGACCAAAGCAGCGGCTTCTTTCCCGTGCCATACGCGGCGAGATCCTGCACCCGCATCCCATAGGTGCGAAGCAGCACCAACAACGCCCGCCAAAAATCGACCGGCGCGACGCCCGAACCAGCGAACGTACTCCCTGCTCGTGGCCGATTCAACCGCGCCGGCGGCCAATCGCATTGGGCTGCACCAGCCCAAAGACGATTGACTGCTGAATCGTCGAAGTAGTAACGTGGGCGAGCCTGCACCGGCAGCGCCTTGGGTGGCCGAATGCGTTGCACCTCCAACCCCTCGTCGGCTGCAATTCCCAGGACGCGAACCACTTCCTTCATCGCCTTGTTGATCGTGGAAGCTCCCTTGGGTAACGGGTAACGTGCGAGCTCCTGAAGCCACAATTGAAATGCTTTCAATTCCCGCGATCCGATGTCTTTGATGCGCAACGGTCCGGTGGACCGTTGCGCATGGGCTAGTTCTTGCTCGAATTCGCCCCATAATCGCATGAACCGCGGTCCGTCGCTGGCGCTTTTGAGTTTCTGCATTTCGGGCCAGCGGAATTGATCGAACACTCGTTGCAGTGTCCAATCGGCATCGGGAAGCGTCTCTGTTTCCGGATCGAACAAACGTAAGAATGGGCGATCGATAATCTGCGCAGGTGAAGTCATTGGGGCGGCTCATGTGGTTGGCCTCAACGCGCGACTCCGTTTTCGTCCTTCGCGTATTGGCAGTGATGTTGTCCGTCGATCGATTCACGTCCCGTGAATCGCTCACAAACATTGGGTGCCGATTCCCGTTTGCGTTGTTTGCTGTACCTGCAGGTGTACTAATTCTGAGTAATCGCAGGCAAGCTGCCTGCATAGTTTGAAAAATCCTAAATGCCATTACCATGGCTTTGACCAGCCCGCCTTTGTCGGTAGCGTAACCTGTGCAATTCGCAAGTTGCGTTGTTCTCATGGCTATTCGCCTCCCACGTTGTAGACGTAGTCGCTGAAAATCGTTTCGGGCTGTTCAACGCCTGCCACGCAATAGGCGTAATCCACGATCTCTGCTTGATCGGCGTCAGAACACATTGCGAAGACTGGTACGATTTTCACCCAGCGAGTGAGGCTGCTTTCGAATTGGCAGAATGGGACGGGCACTAGGCGGTCTATGCCTCGCAGCGATCGCGAGGCGAACCCTGTAGTCTGGCGGACTAAGTTCGATTGCTGAGAAGCGGGCACGCGGTCCCAAACTCTCTGCAGCTGCATCACGCGGCCCATGCCCGGATCAGAGAGTGCTGTTTCAACGAAGCGGATAATCTTTCCCATTATTTCGCCCTCCGCTTGATAGCGGTTTGACGGGCTTTTTTCTGGGCGTCAGTTGCGTAGTAGCGATCGACTTTAGTTGATAGCCCAAGAGTTTCGAGAATGTGTTGATTGACGCTCACATCTTCGGGCAGCTGGTTGACGAGAGTGGACCACTGGTCCTGTGTCATTCGAAGCGCGACGTTCTTATTTTGTCTTCGTCTATGGATACGTGAGGGGGCATCAGGCAT